CTCACACGAGGGTGAGTGAACTCAATGTATAAGACGTTGGCACCCACACTAGTATTGAAAGGTACTAGGTGAGTCGTTCCTAGTCCCCTGCAGGGGGCTCGGTTGTTTCCGTTCCTCGGAGGATCACCGTAAAATACTGCAGATTTGGCAACGCTTAGGGTCAATCCGTTTGGACTAACCTAAGGTTGTAACACCAGATTAATCAATATGAAACTCAAACTTGTTTTTAGCATCTTTGCAATCATCGTACGATGGTTGTGTAGGTACTATCTACAGGTTGGGCCTCATATTGAGTTAATCCAGCAATGGGTTCGGTTGGTCCGCTTGCGGGCTGAGACACGTGGGACTGTGGAGACGATAGGATGGATCAAGGCGATCCGCTTGTCGTATACACGGTTCCTGTGTCGTCAGCCTTTGAGCGAATCACCCGGCTTCGGTGTTCAGCTAGATACATTCGGTTTGCCGATCGGCAATCCTTTGATCCCGCTGTTTACCTCACGTGATCCCACCCTGTTAAGGTTCGGGTTTACCCTTTTGGGTATTTCCCGGGTCTTACCAGGCTGGAAAGCTCCCGACCTTAGCACTATCACGGCCCCTGGCCCCCTCATCATCCCAACGTTAGTTGGAGAGGTGGTCAGCGTCCTTGTAGCGCTTGGTTGGAAGCTAGCTCGGCCCGAATGGACCGAGTGTCATGTGAGCACCAAAGCTGGTCCGAATGCCCAGGCTATGTTAGGATCGGTCGAGGATGCTCACCTTCTTACGGAGCAGCAGATGTCAGACATCGCTGTTTTGGGAGGAGAGGGAGTACTTCGAGCGATTGCAAGCGTCCGTAACTTCAGCCCCCTTGCCTGGCTCGCGAAGTTCAAGCTAACGCCACGGGGGCGTCTGGCTCGTCTTTCGTTAGTCAGGGACAAGGAGTCCAAAGTACGAATCGTTGCGATCCTTGACTATTGGTCGCAATCGTGTCTCAAGCCTCTTCATGACGCAGCAATGCGTTTCTTGGGGAGCCTTGGGCCAGATTGTACCTTTAATCAGGGATCCTTCCTAGCCAAGCTGCCTCGTACAGGGCCGTATCATTCGCTGGATCTAACAGCTGCAACAGATCGCTTTCCTGTATGGCTACAGGAGGCGGTCCTCGCAGTGTTAGTTGCAGCGGATTATGCGGCCGCGTGGCGCAGACTGATTATTGACCGGGACTATCACGTCTCGTGGGTCAGGCATGAGCAGCAGCGAGTGCGCTATGCTCAGGGCCAGCCCATGGGAGCGTATAGTTCCTGGGCAATTTTCAGTATCTGCCACCACGTAATAGTCCGGGTAGCGGCTAGACGCGCGGGGAAGCCCGTTACGTTTAACCGTTACGTTCTGCTCGGCGACGATATCGTCATCTGTGATGATCTCGTTGCTATGCATTACCGTGCTATTATGTCCGAGTTAGGTGTTGAAATCTCAGTAACGAAATCGCATGTGTCGAACGACACGTACGAGTTCGCGAAACGATGGATACACGTTGGTCAGGAGGTAACCGGTGCTCCCCTTGGCTCTCTCTTCGAGGCCGTTCGCACTAAGAAGGTGCCTGAGTCTTCAAACGTCGTGCCGACGTCACTGATTACCCATGTATCCTTCTATGGTGTGGCGACCTGGTTGAGGGAGTTGGAGGGACGTTGGTTGCCGCGATCTCATACATTGGTTTCCCGGGGCTTGTTGGCTGACCTCTTCAGCCTCCTTGGTCAGGCGGGACGATCGTCCCGTCTGGCCGAGAAGGCCTGGAGATTCTTCTTGCTACCTGTCCGTGAGGACTCGCGGGGGCTCCGGCGATACAAGACCAATACGTTGGCCTCGATATTGCTGGCGTCCGCTCTCTCCTGTAACTCACACCTAAGGGCCGGGACACGCGTCCTGATCCTTTTGAATGAGTGTAAGGCGAGGGTCATAGAAGAAGCCATCAAGCGCCAAGTCGGCCAGTTTCAGAAGTTCCAGTTGGAAATAATGAAATTTGCGGACTTGGTGCCTGAAGGGTTGGATGCCCAATCGTTACTACTGTCCTTGCCTCCGATTGCAGCCCTTATACGTAATGTTAAGGATCTGCAGTTGGAGTTTGACAAGGCGCATTTGGTTCGGGAGTCCGACGACATTGCGCAATGGTTGCACCTTGACGTTCGGATGTTCCTCGACCCATTTGCGGCCCTATCAACTAGGACAAGTAAGACCGCTGCCATGAGCAAGGCAACCATACTTAATTACGTAACGTCGATGTGCGCCGGCATAGGTATGCTTCGTGATCTATCTATATCGGATAGTCTCTCTTTGGAGAGTCTGGTCCATGTAGTTCAGAACCACGAAGTACTGCCGAAGGCTGGCAATCGTCGTCGCCGTAATCGAGTAGGTTCCAAAGTGTCCAAGTAGGTAGCGAGCCAATCCGGTGGGGTACTTTGTAGATCCCATCGGCGGCCACGCCCACAAGGTTGCACTTTGGATGCTAGCTCATGACATCCATCTTATGGTAGGACTTTTCCTACCCTAGCCGCGGCACACTCAGAAGATCCTTGTTGGATTGATTCCGGTATGGCTCAGCCTTAGATGGTGGCCTCCTCTACACATACTACTATTTCTGTTGAGTATGCACGGTCTCCGTGCCCTCTCCAGCAGTTGTAGTAGCCCTAGGATTGCAGAACGCGAGCCGCGTTCTGTTTACCCGGGGGGGGTTGTGTAGAGAGT